AACCCCTGATACTTACAATTCTCATTCTAGTTTACTTAAAATAATAGACATTATAAAAGTATTAGACGAGTGTAAAACAAACGAATATGTATTTGAAAAATTGTAAAAAAATAATTAACTTAAATAAATAACATATTTAAATATACAATATGACTACTTTTAACTTCGTTGGTTTTAATGAACAGAATAAAGCTATCACCCGTGAAGACATTACTAGAATTACAGGATATAATCCTATTAATGTTTTAACCTACCAGAAAGCTTTTATTCATAAGAGTGTACTTAGGTTTTTAAGCGATACAGAACTGAAAAATTCTTATGAGCGATTTGAATTTTTAGGAGATTCTGTCCTAAATCTTATTATCGCAGATTTTCTATTCCGTAAGTATCCAAATGAAGAAGAAGGGTTTTTAACAAAAATTAAAACCAAATTGGTTAATGGTAAAACATTGGCATATTTTACTAAAATGTTAAATCTAGATCAATTTTTAGTTATCAGCCAAAATGTAGAAAAGATTAATGGGCGAAAAAATGATCGTATTCTTGAAGACATATTTGAAGCATTTTTATGTTCTATACATTTAGATTTAGGATATAAATATGTAGAACATTTTGTACTTAATTGCGTTCTTAAATTTATAGATTTTGATGAAATTCACGAAGATAATAATTATAAAGACATTTTACTTAGAAAATGCCAAAAGATGCTTCAAATTAATCCAGAATATGAATTGATTTCTACATCTGGACCGGGGCATAAGAAAACTTTCACGAGTGTAGTGGTAATAAACGGTACACGATATTGTACGGGTGTTGGGTGTACAAAGAAAGAATCAGAACAAATAGCTTCCAAAAATACACTTGAAATGTTCTAAAAAGTTTATATAAGATTTTCAAATATAATTTCAATTATATCATCTGGTAGTTTATTGAAATGATTTAAAGAAGAGTGTATGTTCTCTAGATATATATAATTATACCAATTAGAATATTTTTTAATAAAAGCAACTTCGTTGTATTCTAGAAGTACATTCGTTACAGTTAAGGCTGGAGACCAATTAGTATAGCATGCAAAACTATTACAGCAATAACATTCATTATCGTTCAATTTTAAAAACTTAGCTTTTGCCCCATACATACATACATAGAAGAAATATAAAACTTTCGGATCAAATTTTTTATTGATATTTATTTTAGACAAATACATGTCATAATTATTTGCTAGATCGTGGTAGTAAATTTTATAAGGTTTAAATGGATAATTCTCTGGAATCATAAGTCTTAATAAAATTTTATTATTCATTTCAATATGTAGGATATTTACTTCATCAAAAATTATATAAAATTTTAATTTATCAAAAAATGTTCTAACATGTTCATTACAATCAAATGTATTTATTTTTTCTATTTCCTTATTAACTCTTTTAATAGACATGTTTTATTATCTAATAAATTATCTCTTTATAAATGTAAAATTTTTAATGAGCGCCTGTACTGCCAAATCCGCCGCTGCCTCTCGAGGTATCAGTATCTACTTCAGAAATTTGAAACTTAGGAAGAACCCCGTCAAATGCTACAATCTGAAAATAACAGCAACCTTCTTGAAGAAGAACATCTGTGTCTCCAATGTTATCAACTACTACCATTACATCTCCGCGATACTTCTTATCAATGATTCCAATTGAATTAGCCAAGCGTACATTTGTCTTGGAAATAGAACTTCTTGGTACAAGCATATATCCTTTATTTTGTTCTCCCTTGAATTTTAGATTAATTTTATGTGATTTAGCACCAGTCGGTACAATTTCCGACTTTTGCATAGGAATATCAAGACCAGTATCTTCGTTTCGCCGCGCCTTTTCATATGTTGGATGATTTTTCCAAAAGTAGTCATTTTCAGGATTAACCGTAATAAAAAGTGTCATACAATGTGTAATTGTAGATGTTGTATCTTTTTAAATCTATTTAAGAACATACAAAATGTATCGTTACACAATTATGTCTCTATTTAGCACCAGTCATCGAGTTATTAATCTTTCTAATAAAATTAGTTTTATTGGAAATGCCGGCTTTGTTAAGATTGTTGACGTTATGCCGCGAGTAATTCCAGAAGGTTGTAAGTCTTTGATGTGTGATCATGCTATCGTCCAAGCGGCAAGGGTGTCTCTCAATGAAGGCATAAAGACGGCCGAAAAAGACACCAAGTTAATTGATTTTTTAGTTCGTCATAAACACACAAGCCCTTTTGAGATGGTAAAGTTTAAATTTCACGTAAAAGCTCCTATTTTTGTCCAAAGGCAGTGGATTCGGCATCGTATGGCAAATGTAAACGAAATTTCTGGAAGGTATTCAGTTATCAATCCGGAATTTTATTATCCAAAGGAGATCTACGACCAAGGCAAAATGAATAAACAGATGTCTGGTAATAAAATTGAATGTAAAAACACAAATGAACTCTTTCAGAATTATATGAGTAATTCTATGAAGCAATATAATATTTACAAACTTCTCGTTGATAAAGGTGTATCCCGTGAAATGGCCCGAATTGGGCTACCACAAAATATGTATACAGAATTTTATTGGAGTATTGATCTCCACAATCTTCTTAATTTTATTCGTCTTAGATCTGCTTACAATGCGCAATCTGAAATTAAAGAGTACTCTGATGCAATGAAAGATCTAATTACAAGCCTTGTTCCAAATACTATTAAGTCTTACGATAAAGTAAGTGGTCAAGTGTAAATACAAAATCTATTAAAAAATTTAACTACTGTCGAAAATCTACCAGTTCCTTGCGTGTCTTTAAATTCTTCCATTAACAAATCTTCAAAATTTTGCCTATGAGCTACATTTTTAAGTTTGTTATCGAGAGTATTTGTTATAGATTCTCTGGTAGAGTAATTAAAACTTTCGAACTGTATGTCAGATACTATCTGAAAATACAGCAGTTTTAATTTTAACATTATCCTTGAAAGAGTTTTCTTCTGGTATTTATACAATTTATTCAACATCTCATTATGGAGTTTATTTTTATTCGTCAGAATGTCTACGTAGTGTTTTTTTTCAAAAACTAAATTGTCTATACCTATACCTTTATTAACTCTTACAGTGTCATCTTCTATTTCATATTCACTTTTTGATATGAATGACTTGACAGATGTTATTATATTTATTATTGTATCATGAATTTTAGCAGTTTCTTCAAATGGATACATCTTATAATTGATATCATCAAATGCCGAAAATTCTAAATTAGATACATTTTCTATAATAGATAAATTATCACTGTAATTACCAATCATCTTCATTAAAAGTTTGTAATATTGTCCATACATCTGATACAAAAAGAGATTAAATAACTCTGTATAATTATGAGCATCTCTTTTAGTCAAAGAAATTTGAAAAAATAAAGTGTCTAAAGACATTGTAAATTCTGAGCTTATCTCTGTCTGTTTGATGTATCTTTTATAGATCGAGTCTAATTGTATACATTTATCATCTATTTCTTCTATTATCCTAGTAATGTCGTTCTTATAATCTTCAATTTTAATAAAGTCTTCACCTGACATTTTAAGTTATTTATTACTAAATAAATTATTTTACATTTTATAAATGTCAGCAAGTGAAACTTATAGAGAAGTAATCTGGGAGCCTCACCACGATTCCATTTTTGTAGATTGGGCGGATAAAGCTGCATGTTACAAATGGTTACATGATAAATCTTATCTAAAGTATTCGGGTAAAAGAAATATGTTTACAATTCCTGTTATTATAATGTCTACTTTAACTGGCACTGCCAATTTTGCATTAGAAAGAGTACCTGAAGAATATCAAGACATTTGTTCTGTTATAATAGGAAGTGTTAATATATTAGCAGGAATTATAACAACAGTAGGGCAATTTTTAAAGTTAAATGAACTTACAGAAAGTCACAGGACGGCAAGTGTAGCATGGGATAAATTTCACAGAAGTTTACGTATAGAATTAATTAAAGCACCTGAAGAGAGACCTGATGTTAATTATTTTATGAAAACATCACGTGATGAATTTGACAGACTCATGGAAACTTGTCCTGGTATAGACAAAGGTATTGTAGATATGTTTAGAAAACAATTAACGACTGGAATAGACAAAAACGACGTTCTCCGTAAAAATAAAAATTTTAATAAACTTATTAAACCAGAGCTTTTCAACGAAATTAATTCTTTAAAAGATGTAGTATATAAACGCTCTGAAAAACCTTCCGAAATTGACATCTTTGAGAAAAATAAAATTGAAAAATTAATCACTGAAAAACAGATATACGATGAAAAAATTTCAAAGGTATCTGGTTTTGTAGGCGCATTTCAAAATAAATATTCTCGTAGACCATCACAGGAAGAAATAATTTCAAATCTTAAAGATGAAGTCGATGTACCAGATATTAAAATAATCACGGAACAAATGGATGCTAATTAATTGCAAAAAAATACATTTCTTAATACATTTAAATAAATATATTATAAACTGTATAATATGCAGGTTGAGAAACTGAAAGAGTGTCTTACAAATTTAGCACTCAGATCCGGTTTTGATACTTTTGAAGATTTTGTAAAATACAAAGAGAAGAACGTTTGTGCTGGAGTTTACAAAGCTGTTTATCCAGAAACTCAAGTAATTTCTACAACCGATGACAAAATGTATGTCAACAATTTAAAAGTCATGACAGCGCAGAATTTATATGATAGCAAATCTGGGGATATTATAAAACTAACAGATGAGACGTCTAAAAAGCTGAATATATCGGCGCCGCCAATTGGTTGGTGGGCATCTGAAAAATGGGACGGCATTCGGGCATTATGGGATGGAGAGAAAATTATATCACGTGGTTCAGGCGTCGGTAAACCAAAAGTTTACACTTATGTACCGGAATGGTTTAAAAATACGCTACCACCTGGTATACCACTAGATGGAGAAATATGGATCGGTAGAGGTCTTTTTCAAAAAACAAGCAGACTTTCTACAATTAAACCAGGTAAGAGTTACACAACGGAACAAATTGAGAACATTTGGGCTGGAGACACTGATCCGCCCGTCGTTTTCAAAGTGTTTGATATTCCCAACGATCCTCGACCATTTGAAAGAAGAATGGCTTTTCTACAAACTGTTATAAAAGATCGCAAAGTATGTTGGAATAAATTAGCATATCCCAGTAAAAAATTATTTCCTCTTCAGTTCACGGGACAAGTTAAAATTAAAACAATGGAACAACTTGTGAATTTGTATACTAAATTGACCTCGGAGGGAGCAGAAGGTATCATGCTAAGAGCTTCAGGTTCGCCCTACCAGACTAAAAGAAGTAAATACATGCTTAAGTATAAAATCAAAGAAGACTCCGAGTGTATACTCCGAGAATATATTCCAGGGGATGGAAAATACACAGGTATGCTTGGTTCCCTGAAATGCGAATTAATGATAGATGGTAAACCAAATGGTATTTTCACACAGATAGGAACAGGTTTAAATGACGCACAGAGAGAAAATTATAATAATCCAAATTCAGCAGAATTTATGCCATTAGGAAGTGTAATCTCATTCAGTTATATGGAGATGACCAAGGAAGGTGTACCGCGTCATCCAGTTTATAGAGGAATTCGCGATGACATACATATTCAGAAAAAAATTATTGTGCCTGTTAAAGATGTTAAAAAGATTTTGTCTAAAATAATTGCGAAAATAGTTTCTGAAAAAGAAGCAAATTGGACTTTCAAAGTTAAAAGTTATAATCAGGCTAATGAAATTTTAAAGGATACTATGAACCTAAATTCAGTAGAAGACTACATCAGGGTTCTGAGAGAAGGAGATATGAAATTAGCGGGTGAAGAAAACTTTAAAGCTAAGAATGGAACATGGAAAAGCTCTATCCTACAGAAGATAGACAGCATTCTAAAAACAGGACAAACTGATGGGATATCTCTTACGGAACAAGACCAGAGATCTCTTGCCATTGAAAATCTTACCAAAGTTCCAAATATTGGACCAAGTACAGCAGCAAAAATATACGACGCAGAGGAAATTACTACAGTTGAAGAACTAAGGTATATTTATTCAGTGAATAAAGACATCCTAAATGAAAAACAAGCAATTGGTCTAAAACATTATGAAGACTTGATGCGCAGAATTCCTCGCAAGGAAATGGACGCTTGGAATGAAAAACTAATAGAAATTTTTAAAGAGACAATGACTGAATTAGGTACAACAGGTGAACTTATACTTGCCGGTTCTTATCGTAGGAAAACTCCCGACTCTGGAGACATTGACGCCTTAATTACAACCGATGTTAAAAATTCAAGAGTAATGAATACATTTTATAACAATTTAGTTAAAAGGGGTGTAATAGAAAAAACTAATACACTTGCGAAAGGTCCCACTAAGATAATGGCTGTTGCCCGTATTGATGAATACTACCGTCACCTCGACATCTTTTATCATCCTAGAGAAACATTTCCATTTGCTATACTTTTCACAACAGGTTCTAAAGAATTTAATGTGAAAATGAGAAAATTTGCTCTTGATAAAGGCTATTCACTGAATGAACAGAACTTAACTAAAAAGTCCCCCACTGGTCCAAAAGTGACCCAAACTGAGTACCTGACTATTATAGAAAAAGAATTTCCAGAAACAGAGCGAGACATCTTTGATTTTCTTGGATATCCTTACATTCCTCCAGAAATGAGATAAATAATAATTAAATTTAAAAATAATTTCATATAAATAAATGACTAATTGTTATTCATATGAAAATATTGCTGAAAGTCAAAATCCGCTTTTCAAAAATGTAGATTTAACAATTGTTTTAACAATGAAAGATAAAGATAGGTTTAAAAAAGACCCTCTCCTTTTAAATTTATCAAAAAAAACTATATTCCAAATAAACAAAGGATACAAAGCTTGTAAAAAACCCGATACTATCAAAAGAACTACAGAAGATGTAACGCATGCGTATTATACAGCATTTGAGTATTCTAAAAACTATGGTAATGTTATAATTCTCGAAGACGACGCAGAAGTTCTAAATTATAATCCGACGCATTATAAAAAAATAGACGGGTATATCGGTTCCAATGATTTTAGTATTATATCAATGGGTTCGCTCGGGTTTTTTACTAAAATTAATGAATTATTTTACCACACAGACCCCATGGCATTCGCACAAGCTCATATACTTTCTAAAAAAACTAGAACTGAAATTCAAAAAGATATGTTAAGTAAAAAATTCAATGGTCATGTCGACGGTGTTTATTTTTCTCCCAAAAATGTATTAGTGTATCATGAACCTCTGATTATACAGGTTTTAGCAGAGACTGAAAACTTTCAAACTTGGGAAGGGGCTCCTCTGTGGGCTCATAGACTTGCTGCTAAGATTCAGGGTCTTAGAGAAAGTAAACAAGGGTGGTATAAAGCATATCTTTTATGTAAATCAGGTGCCGAATTTAGACAACATCAAGGTTTTGTATTCACAATATTATTAATTTTACTGATGCTTTATTGCAAAAAATAATTAATATTAAAAAGATAATGTAATGTATAATTAATACATACCCATCAATGGAACCATTTAAAGATCCCAAGGTAGAAGAACAATTCAATAAACTTGTTAAAAACTTTC